TAATAGCGTCATCTGAATCAACTACAAAGTCTATTTGGGCTGCTAATGGCATATCCCATTTAGTAAATGGATGGCAAACAACCAGGGCATTATAAAAGTTACGAAGGATTGGAGTAGTCAGCTTCATACTTTATGCACCTTACCCCTAAAATCTACCGCATCTTCACCACATACACGAATAATCTCAGGCTGAAGCATTTTGCTATTGTCAAAAGATAGCATTACAAAACCACTATTCCAATCTTTAGGGGTATCCTCAGTATAGGCAAATTGTTGCCCCATAGGGTCAGCTAAAGTCCCAGTCTGGACTCCCCAGCGTGTGCCGTTATAATCATTAAATGGAATAGAAGATAAGACATGGGTATGTCCGGTAATCATATTCACACCAGAATTGACTGCATTGTTACGCCCACCTGTCCAGCCACCTTTCCAGCGATGCTTAATACAAGTATCTTCATTTACCCAAAATGACCAACAAGGCTGCCACATAGGAAAGTAATCCCGCAATGAAGTACCAAACACACCTTCAAATGTAGGAAGATTAGCAATAATAGACATTTCAAGTCTTTGGTCATGGTTGCCCATAGGCCAAAACAACTTAGACCCTTTAGAAACTGCTTCGATTTCACCTAAGTAATACTGACAGGCTTCTAATTCTTCTTTGACAGTTGGTACTTTATTCCAATCTTGGCGTGGGAAACGGCTTAAATTAGCACCATCCAACGCATCGCCATTACAGACTACTGCCGTAGGCTTAAACTCTTTAATCATCTCTAAGAGGGCTTTAAACGCTGTGGTGGTATCGTCAGGCCAAAAGTGTGCATCACTAAAGACAATGACTCTGCCTTTTTCTATATCCATACCCCTACGAGTATGTCCTGTAGTTTGGGCGATTTTCTTTAACTGGTCAAAACGCTGGTCATCTACTGAAGGCAATTCAATCTTATGCCTTGCTTCTATTGACCTTCTTCTGTTATATACTGAGCGCTGACTAACGCCTATTTTTGTTGCCATTACAACGGCTGAACCACATTCTTTCCAGACTGCAATCCATTCTTCATCGCTTAAATGGTACATTGAATTCCCCTTAACAAGTAAAAGAACACTAACATACAATTATGGCATTTGCGAAAAAAGTTGATAAGAATCAAGTCTTTGTTGTGAAAACACTACGAGATTATGGGGCGCAAGTATTTCATTTGCATACACAAGGCGGTGGAATACCGGATTTAATGGTTTGCTATAACGACCAAACTATTTTACTTGAAGTCAAGGATGGAGAAGCCAAGAAGCTAACCCCTTTACAAATTAAGCTATTTGCTGGCTGGCAAGGTGGGCCATTACATAGGGTAAATTCATGCGAAGAAGCAATTAATGTATTAAAATTGTACGAAACGGAGTCTTTATGAATGAAACCAAAAATGTTGCTATGTTTGCCGCTACTTTATTGCATAGCAGCACTAATACTCATTTCTTTCATTGGTCAACAGATTCTTACTCAAAGCATAAAGCATTGGGCAACTTTTACGATGAAATCATTGAACTCATAGATGACTATGTAGAAGCCTATATGGGTTGTTACGAACAGATTAAAGTATTTCCTAGCGTATATCACCAGCCCAAAGAACCATTGCAATACCTTGAATCATTAAAGAATTTTGTAAAAGAAGCTAATAATGATTTGCCCAAAGAACAAGAATTGGTTAATATTGTTGCAGAAATACAACAGTTAATAGATTCAACCATTTACAAACTCAAATACCTCAAGTAAGGAAGCATCATGCCAATGGACAAATCAGGCTCGGCTCAATCAGTCGGCAAAAACTATAAGACAGAAGTTGCCGCAGGAAAGCCTAAGAAGCAAGCCCTGGCGATTGCATTGTCCGAACAACGCACCCATGCTAGAGGTAAAGTAAAGTCTAAGCTAGAAGCTGCTTATGCTAAACACATGGCAGGCGCAGAAGAAAAAGGCGAAACCAAAAAAGAGTCTAAAAAGACTGAAAAAGGTGAGATGTAATGTTTAACCTACCATCCGTAGTCGGCAAAAAAGACAAACGCAAACAAGAAGAGAATGTTGGTAGCGATAAAGACATTCTGAATAAGAAAATTAACGATAGACTAAAGCGTAAAGAAAAGTTAGCTAAAGCTATGAACAAGCTACATGACGCTGACATTGGCTGATTATGGCTACGCTTGCTGATGCGTTAAAAGGATATATTCCTCCAACGGAGTCAACCCTTGCTGACCCTATAACAGAGCATTTTCGTACATTACCCCAGCAATTAGCTGAAAAGCAGCAAGCTATGGATAAAACTATAGCTAGTATGTATAAAACAGATATGGCTACAGGTCAGCCTAATCCTAATTATCGCCCAGAAGCAATGCAAGAATTTACTCAGTTAATGCCCAATATGATGGGTAGCATTGGTAAAGTTTTGCCACGAAAAGAAGTAATTGCTCAAGAATTAGAAAAAGTGTTAACTCCTGGTGAATATAGAGGCTCACACACAGCCCCCAATGCAAAAGAATATGGTGGGACATTAGATGCGTTACATCAAATTATGCCAGCCGATGTATATACCCAACAAGGTAAAAGACTATATGGTATTAATGACCCAACTATAGACCATGAATGGTATATGGCTGCGTTGAAATCAAAAGGCAAGCCTGAAAATATAGTTGAAGTACATCGTGCAGTACCTAAAGGCGTTAAAGATATTAATAGTGGTGATTGGGTAACAACCAGTAAAAAGTATGCAACTATGCACGGAGATAGCGCTTTGAATGGTGAATATGACCTTTTATCTAAAAAAGTAAAAGCAAATACACTTTCATCAGAGGGTTATCCTTATGAATTTGGTTACCACGAATAAGTGATATACTAAATACCTAATAAAATCAAACACTTGAGATTATATGGACAAAAAAGTAGCGAAAAATAGCGAACACCCTAATTTAAATGTGGGTAGAAAGCCAGGAGTGCCTAATAAAAGCACTACGATGGCTCGTGAAGCGATTGCCAAGTTTGTTGATGGTAACACCCACAAAATGCAAGAATGGCTACAAAGCGTTGCTGAAGGCATACAAAACGATGAAGGTAAATACATAGTTGCGCCAAACCCTGAGAAGGCTTTTGGTATGCTTCAGACTGTCATGGAATACCATGTACCTAAACTAGCTAGGACTGAAGTAGTAGGTGACGAGAAAGCCCCACAACGCATGGTGGTGTCTTGGAAGAAATAGAGATTGAACTAGACTATAAGCCTAGGGATGTATTTGAAGACTTCCACAATAGAGAACAGCGTTGGGCAGTCATAGTCGCACATAGACGCTGCGGTAAGACTGTTAGCTGCATTAATGAATTAATCTATAAGGCACTAATAGAGGGCAAAGAAGATGGTCGCTACGCTTATGTTGCACCATATTACAGCCAAGCAAAGAATATCGCTTGGGACTACCTATTAAGATTTAGTAAGCCTGTAATGGCTAAAGCTAATCAATCAGAATTATGGGTGGAACTAATAAATGGCGCAAGGATTAGGTTGTTTGGTGCTGATAATGCTGACTCTCTCCGTGGTCTATACCTTGATGGGATTGTCCTAGATGAGTATGCAGATATGCGCCCTCGTATTTGGGGCGAGATTATTCGGCCTTTGTTGGCAGACAGACTCGGTTGGGCAGTTTTCATTGGTACGCCCAAGGGTCATAATGCCTTCTGGGACATTTATTCCGCAGCCACCAACTCCCATGATTGGTATGCCAAAACCTTAAGGGCTAGTAATACAGGGTTAATACCACAATCTGAGTTAGACGATGCTGCTAAGTCTATGACTCAAGACCAATATCTCCAAGAGTTTGAGTGCGATTTTGAATCCGCAATCCTAGGGGCATATTACGGCAAGGAGATGCGCCAGCTTACCGACCAAGGCAGAATCATTGATATTGCTTATGACCCTATGTTTCCTGTGCATACAGCATGGGACTTAGGCTATAGCGATGACACAGCTATATGGTGGTTTCAAGTAGTGCATGGCGAGATTCGTATGCTTGACTATCATTCAAGTAATGGTCAACCAGTCGCTTTCTATGCTGGAATTATTCAGTCAAGAGAAGCAGAAAGAGGCTATGTGTATGGTACACATTATTTACCCCATGATGCTCGTGCAAAGACTTTAGCGTCAAATAGAAGCATAATTGAGCAACTTTCAGACAAAATTGCGTTAAAATCAATGAAAATTGTACCAATGTTGTCATTGCAAGATGGAATACAAGCTACACGACTAGCATTAACTAGGGCTTGGTTTGACCATAAATGCGAGGATGGCATTGAATGTTTAAGGCAGTATCAGCGTGAGTACGATGAAGATAAGAAGGTCTTTAGGGATAAACCTAGACATGATTGGACTTCTCATGGTGCAGACGCATTTAGGATGTTAAGTATTGCCTGGAAAGAAGAAGCTAAGTTACCCTCGAAAGATGACTCGATTAGAGGTGTATTTGTAGGCAAAACAGATGTAACTTTAAAAGAATTGTGGTCACAGCAACAAACTGTTACCAACAGGAGAATTTAATGCAAAAAGAAGATAGCAAACACTCATACGAGTCTTGGTACAAATGTATCATGGGTTACGAAAGAAGCTATAAGCGTTGGGAAGCTAGAGTAGACCGCATAGTAAAGAAGTATAAGGATGACAGTCGCTATGACCGCAATCCTAATGCTAGGTTTAATATCCTATGGTCAAATGTCCAAACAATTCAACCTGCTATTTTTGCTAGACTCCCTAGACCTGATGTAAGCCGTAGATTTAGGGATAATGACCCTATAGGCAGAGTCGCTTCTATGATGCTTGAAAGAGCCTTAGAGTTTGAGATTGAACACTATGGTGACTACAAGTCAGCCATGAATAACGCTGTATTAGACCGATTATTAGGTGGTCGTGGTGTAGCTTGGGTGCGTTATGAGCCGCATATTGTAGGCGAAGAAGATGGCGAGCCTGATGACGGACTAGAAGTAACTGAAGATTCTGACGAAGCTGAAACTGAAGGTGCAGTAGAGAATGAATCACAAGAGCGCATTGAATACGAGTGCTGCCCAGTTGATTATGTCCATTGGCGGGATTTTGGTCACACAATCGCTAGGACTTGGGAAGAAGTCACCGCAGTATGGCGCAGAGTCTATATGTCTCGCCCTGCTTTGGTTGAAAGATTTGGCGAAGAAATGGGTCATAAAATCCCATTGGATACCAAGCCTGATGACTTAAAACAATCTTACAAGTCAGATGACGGAGTATATGAAGCGGTGATATACGAAGTCTGGGATAAAGAAACAGGTAAAGTCTTATGGATTAGCAAATCACTCGGCAAGATTGTCGATGAGCGTGATGACCCATTAGGATTAGAAAACTTTTGGCCTTGTCCTAAGCCACTTTACGCTACTCTTACTACAGACTCGCTAGAGCCTATTCCTGACTTTACTATCTACCAAGACCAAGCTAGAGAGTTAGACACGCTATGTGACCGCATTGATGGCTTGATTAACGCTCTTAAAGTGCGTGGTGTATACGATGCTTCAGCAAGTGAGCTACAACGCTTATTTTCTGAAGGTGAAAATAACACGATGATTCCAGTAGCTAACTGGATGGCATTTGCTGAAAAGCAAGGTATGAAAGGTGCTATTGACTTAGTAGACTTAGCCCCATTCTCGACTGCTTTAATGGCTTGTTATCAAGCAATGGAACAAGTTAAGAATCAAATCTACGAGTTAATGGGTATTTCTGACATTCAAAGAGGTCAATCAGACCCTAATGACACGCTTGGCGCACAGATTATCAAGTCAAATAACGCTGCTGGTCGTCTAAAGACTCAGCAACACGCAGTCGTAGACTTTGCAACATCTCTGTTGTCTATTAAAGCGCAGATTATCTGCAATCATTTTACTGATGACACGCTGGTTAAGATTTCCGGTGCTATGCAGTTATCTGATGAAGATAAACAACTGATTCCGCAAGCTATTGAGTTACTGAGAAACGAAGCCAGCAAGAACTTCCGCATAGAAGTTACTTCTGATTCAATGATTTACCAAGATGAACAGCAAGAAAAAGCCGATAGAATGGCTTTCTTAGCTGCTGTCGGTGGATTTATGCAACAAGCAGTACCAATGGTACAAAACGCACCTGAATTAGCACCTATGGCGCTTGAAATGCTGAAATTTGGTGTTACTGCGTTTAAAGCAGGCAAGCAATTAGAGGGCATTATTGACGAAACTGCTGATAAATTGCGTGTAACTGCACAAAAATCACAAGGCCAACCTAAACCTCCTCCTCCTGAGATTCAGAAGGCGCAAATGGACAACCAATCGAAGATGCAACAGATTCAGATGCAAGCCCAGGTTGAACAAGCTAAGTTACAAGGTCAAATGCAGCTTGAAAAAGCTAAACAAGAGT